AGGTAAGACCATCTCATAGAAAAATGGATGGCAAGATAGTAGGTGACGATGGTAAATTTACAATCGAAAATGAAGTTATTGATGAAGAAGGTAATGTTACTATAGAAACCGAAACTACAGACCGTCCCCTTGGTGAAGGTTTGAGCGCCTCAAATGCTATCAATTGTAGATGTCAGCTCTTTCCGGTGCAAGAATAATGAGTTATAAACCTAACAAAGGCATGCAAGAGGAAGCCGAGAGAGCTATTCGCTGGGTCGAAGAAGGCCGTAAAGGTGGCACTCGCATAGGTAAGATCAGAGCGCGTCAAATTGCACGAGGTGAGAATCTTAGTGAAGATACCGTAAAGCGCATGTACTCTTTTTTCTCAAGACAAGAGGGCGTAAAAGACGCTGAAGGATTTGAGCCTGGTGAAGCTGGCTATCCATCACCTGGTAGAGTCGCATGGGGTTTATGGGGTGGAGATCCCGGATACTCATGGTCTAAAAATATAGTAGAGCAACTTAAAAATAGAGGATTTAATATGAATTTAATAACTAGAGAGCTCGTGCTTGAGACTCGCGATGGGTATGAGTACGAGGGCAATGGAGAGAAAGAATACGAAGAGAAAGAAAATGACATCTTTACCTTCGTAGTCTCAACTCCCGAAGTAGATCGCTATGGCACTATCATTGTGCCTAGTGGTATTGATTACACGGCGTATCTTGCAAACCCGATTGTACTTGCACAGCATGACTCGGACCAGTGGCCTATCGGTCGCTGCTTAGGCTTTGCAATGAATGGCGAAAACTTGGAGGCTACAATTCAAGTTGAATGCGTAACTGAAGAGGGCAAGAAGCTCACAAAGCTTATCAATGCAGGTTTTGTCAAGGCCGTTTCCGTTGGTATCATTCCAACAGAATATGAAGAGCAAACAATAGACGGTAAGAAAGTAACAGTATACACAAAGTCAGAGCTTGTCGAGTTTAGCGTGGTTAGCGTTCCGGCCAATAGACAAGCCTTGATTAAGAAATCGCTTAAGACACTTATTCAAGATTCAATTCAAAAATACAAAAAGGAAAAGAGAATGCTTACCCCTGAGATCGAGCAAAAGATCAAAGACGAGCTTCTTCCGGCAATAAAGGAAGCGTTCGTTAATGAGGTCATCAATCTCGGCTTTTCACCTGAAGAAGCCGAAGCATCAGTTAATGCTTTCATCAATGCAGGCGCTCCTCCTATGCTTGCAATTTTGAAAGGCGAAGTTCCAGCCGCTGAACCTGCACTTGCTGAAGAACCCGCAGCTGCAGAGCCTCCAGTGCAAGTAGTTGCAGAGGAAGAAGTAGAGGCATCATTCAAAGGTATTGAGACTCGCGTAGGTAAAAAGATTGCAGCTTCCACACAAGCGCAAATCGCTGAAGGTATGGACATGATTCAAAACGGCTACAAGAAAATTAAGCAAGCCGTATCTATCGAAGCAGGCCGTTCTATCACTTTGAACATGCCTAAAAAACTTACAACTGAAGACTTAATCAATTTAATCTAAGGATAACACCTAAATGGAAAATTTAATCGTAACACAAGACCAACTTAAAGAAGTTGTCGATCGCAAGGTAGCAGATCAATTGCGTACTTTGCACCCAGTAAATACACCTGCACCTGCTCAAGGTTATGTAAAAATCAAAGCAGAGCATGATGCACGTCAAGAGCAAGCTCGCGTAGTTGCTGACTACATTCTTGCTAAGCACAAAGGCTATCATGGCCAAGCTGAAGACATCGCACGCGCTGCAAATAACAAGTATATCACACGCGCTAACTTCAATACAGGTACTACCGCGCAAGGTGGTGCAGCCGTTCCTCAGTTCTGGGTTGAGGAAATCATGTCTTTTGCTGATCAATTCGGTTATGCAAGAGCACTTGCAAAGATCTACCCAATGAGAGGCAAGACAGAGAACCTCGTATCTTCAGGTGCTTTTACAGGCGCGGTAGTTGCTGAAGGTTCTGGCCTCACTTTGACTGACTCTGCATCATTCTTTACAGCAACTGCAATGACAGCTAAGAAGATTGTCGGTGGTGCAATTATTTCTGAAGAGCAACTTCAAGATGCTACACCTACATTCTTGGATTATGTAGTAAACGGTTTGGGCCGCGCTCTTGCTGAAACTGAAGACAAGCAGTTTTTCAATGGCGATGGTTCAGGCGCTAACTTTACAGGTCTTTTGAACACAGCGAATACTACAGTAGTTCGCCAAGGTGGAAGTGATTCTTCAGGAAAAGATACATTCGGTGAAATTTCTTGGACTGACCTTTGGAACTTGCGCCTCGGTATCAACTCAGGCGTTGGTGCAAATGGCGTATTTGTAGTGCCTCAAAGCGTATTCGGATTCTTGATGAAAGAAACAGCCGGCTCACGCCCTGTGTTCGATCAAATCAGACCGCTTGACGTTCCTTCCATCGGTTTGACTGCGCTTCAAGGTAACAGCTACTTCACACCAACAGGCCGTCCAATGCACGTAGTACCTGATTCACTATTCCCATCATCTGCTGCTAACAAAGCATCTGCAGTATATTGTGACTTTGCACAATTTACAGTAATGGGTATTCGCGAAGATGTAACAGTAAACGAATACAAAGAATACTTCGGTGCGACTGGTTTGGGTGGTACTCACCAAAAAGGTATCGAAGTTGTTGAGCGCGTTGCTTTTGCATTCCCAGCTCCTAGCGCGATCGGCGTTCTCAAAACATCAACTACCTAATTAAGGTGATATAATGCTCGTTAGTGTAATTCTCATCGAGCCGTACAAAGGCGTATCAGCGGGGTATGAGACATCTCTCCCCGCTGAGATTGCCGAGGCTCTTATCAAAGAAGGCAAGGCGAAGGCTCTCAGTGCTGAAAAGCCCGCGCCTGCCAAAGTAGAAACCAAGAAAACAGGTAAATAATATGCCATATACAAGCGCAAATCCGAGGGCGTTCGCGGCTCTCATGACCTTTCTTAATTTGGAAGTTAACGGCGACCCGACTACCGAAGATACGGCGCTTTACACTTGGTTTGATGAACTGATAAAGATCTCCTACGATGAGGCTGAGTCCTATTGTGGCCAGCCTCTTCGTACGGGGATTGTATATTATCAGTTTTACGCTTCAAAGGCGCAAAGAGGCCTCGAAGCTAATCACTCATGGAAGTTTATTCCCTATAATGCTGGTACGACTCTCACCGCTTTGCAATGGCGTGAGAATGAGTTCGGTACTTATGCGAATTATGATGCAGGTAACTTTGCATGGAATGCAGAGCCGTATGCCAATTACATCATATTTAGGGATAAAACAAACGGACAATTTAAGGCTACTCTTAGCACGGGCTATACCGATGCTAATATGCCGTATACAATCTTGCAAGGCATCGCCGAAATGAGCGCGCTTTGTTACAAGCAATCGCCTCAAGGCGGTAATTGGTTTGGGCTTAACTCGGTATCCACGGGTGGAGCGGGTCAGAATGTGTCCAATAGCCTCAAGACCGATATTGATTGGCATAAATATTTTGCTCAATTCGTAATACCTACGGTTTGATATGCTTGATGTAGAAGCACTTAAGGCGATAGTAAGGCCTATAATATCCGATAAGATACAACGCTTCCCTATTATCATGCAAGCGTATATCGGAACTTACATGAAAAAGACTACTTTTAACTTCGATACAATGAAAACTGAAGAAGGTTTTAGAAATCCGAATACTGGCGAAGGAACTTTGAGAATATTTAAAGGTAATCTATTTAGATCCTTTTCAAGAAACAATGACAATAATATCTTCAAAGTGCAGCAAAGTGGTGATAATTTTGAAGTAGAATACGGAAGTAAAGTACCATACGCTTTAATACATGAGTACGGCGGTACTATTAACCATCCGGGCGGTCAACCATATAAAATTATAGGTAATGGTAAAGCAGTTTTTGTAAAAAAGACTGATCCTGAAGCAAAGGACTTGAAGAAAACTAAACCTCACTCTATAACTATGCCGGCAAGACCGTATTTTAATCCGGCAGTCAAAAAGTTTGAAAGTGAAAATAAATGGAATGATGAAGTAAGAGATGCTCTTATTAAAGGAATACAAACATGGCAAGAGAATCAGCGGCGCTCCAATCAGTAGCCGACCAACTTCGCACAATGAGCGGAGTGAGAGTATATGACCAAGTTATGATAGACAAATGGAATACCTATCAATTCCCTTTTGTCGGTATCCTCGGCGGTTCTGATTCTCGCGAGGTGATTGGACTCGAAGATGATAGCGCTTTTGCCAATAAAGGCACTATCGATATGTATTTGCTTGTCGGAGTTCAGGTAAAAAAGAATACGACCGCAGGGAAGGCAATCTTACGCGAAAACCTTGCAGATTATGCCGAAGCGATCGAGAATAAATTGACAAATTTTAGACCGCCAGAGTATGAGAGTGATTTTGAGCGGACTTATTTTGCCCCAGTTCACTTCATTGATGCGCAAGCAGTGACTTATAATGATGATGAAACGAAAGGCATATACTTCATGACTTTTAGGACTGTTTATTATAGAGGCGATAAATGAAAGTGAGTGCATGTGTGATCTTTCCTGAAGGGGAAGATTTAAGAGATTGGAGAGCGAGCTTGCCGGAAGAGAACATTGAAATTGTAGCACTGCAAACATCGGTTAATCCGAGACTCAAAGAGCCTATCTTCACTTATGTAGGTCGCACGAGTGACCATGTAGTCTTAGCATGGGAAGTGCCTAATTTTGAAGACTATTGGGACTTCGGATATCTACGCAATAAGCTCGATGAACATGCTACAGGTGATTGGATTATTCATATCGATTCAGATGAGCGTCTTGCGATGAGGCATGAAGAGTTCTGGCAAAACATGAAAGCGCTTCATGAAAGCGATGCGGTCGCGGCGGGCTTGACAATTACCGGAATGAGATCCGAGATAGATGAGCGGGTCGGATATGTTCGCCAAAGATATGCAGGCGCTAACTTGCGAATAGTTCGCAATCATTCGGGCGTAAAATGGAAGGCGATATGCCATGAGCATCTCGACTTGCATGATGAAGATGTGACGGTAGCAGATACAGATATACTTCTTTGGCATCTTGGATACAATCTAAGCGCCGAAGAACTTAGAGACAAAGCAGAACGGAACGCAAAGCTAATGATTCGTGAGTACACTCGCGAGGCATCAGACCGAAATTGGCAATACTTAATAAACACATTCTCATATCACAAACAAAAACTAGAAGAGGTCAAAAATGGTAGTAGGTGGTAGTAATCTTAGCGTGTTTTTCACCGCTAACGAACTCGGCACGACTCCAGCGACAAAGCTCGGAGCGACTGCACTATACACAATGAACCGCAAGATCAAGACATCCTTGACTCGCACGACATTCACAATCGATCAGAATGAAGATAATCCAGATCTTACTTCATTCTTGGAAAACTACGCGCCCGTATCTTCAGTCACACCTGATACAGGCGAGTACGAAGACGGGACAAAGTTCAACTCATCACAAGCGACAAGCGATACATTATTGCAGATTGTTTATGGTGGTACTGATGTAGTAACAAAGAAGCGTAAAGTAGTCTTGATGCTTTGCAAACTTGCACAAGATGCTGGTGCATTCGATCAAGAAGCAGGTAAGTATACTAAGCCTAAAGTTGCAGGCGATGTGGTAAATAATGAATCCGATATAACAGTACCAACTGCATTATTCTGTGGTTCACTTGTTACTGGTCTTTCAACAGTTTGTATTCCGGCTAAAATCGGATATAGAGAAGTATGGTTCACTGATCCTACACTTCCATAATCAATTACGGGGCGGTGCGAGCCGCCCCATTTTTTAACTAGGAGATAAGCATGAAATTATATCTAAACGACACCGCGCATGAAGTGCCTTTACACACAAAACTTACGCCCGCACTTTATGACAAAGTTACGCCTCTTTTGAGTGAACTGGCACAGACGAAAGGCGCGCAAGCAGCAGCCGAGCAAGAGATTATGGATAAGGTATTTTTGAATGAGAACTTAGCAAGCAAGATAGACTTGACAAAAGGTCAAGATGCCTTCAAAGACATTATGCAAGAGTTCGCATTCCAAGAAATTGTTAAGACTGCATACTTGAAAGTCCGCTCTAATCTATTTGAGCTTATCAATGTCGATGCAACTACTATTCCTAAGATATTTGAGTTCGTGAAAACTTGCATTGATACAAGCAAAGTGCAAAACGGCGAGCTTTTAGCCGGTATTCAAAGCGAAGTAGATTCTGAATTTTGGCAAGGCCAAGACTTAGACGGAATCTTGGACTCTCTCAAGTTTTTTCGTGAAACAGTATGCCGAAGAATCCGCATTATGTGAGTATTACTTGTCGGAGCTTGTGATATTCAATGACCCTGACGATGACGAGTATGAAGAGAGTGATGGAGATGGGAGCGCTTATTACCTTGGCGAGCTAAGCGGGCAATATTGGATCTTCAAAGGCGCGGCAAACGGCGACCCCGCCGCTTTTTTGCGCCTGTATTACGATACTCCGAGAGTAGATGTAATCAAGACTTATGCCTATCTAATTACTTACCACAAAGAACGCCGCAAATTGGAGCGCAGAATACATGGCCGATGATATTAAAATTAAGTTAGGGCTTGATGCTACAGACCTCTTCAAAGGCTTGGACCAAGCTCTTAATCAGGTCAATACTTCAATAAAAAACTTGCCCGATGTCGGTGATGCAATTGCATCCGATCTACCAAAGGCTAGTAGTGCTCTTAATTCTTTTGTAAGTGAACAAAAGCAATTACTTGTAGCTTTGAAGTTGCAAGGCAAGGAAGGCTCGGACTCTTACAAAGAAATCGAGAAATCTATCATTGATGCCAAAGCAGAGCTTAACAAATTAGAGCAAGCTGCAAAGGATGTAGACGCAAGTTTAGAAGCCGCTTTTGATGGTGAGGCTATAGGCGGCTTTGAAGGTGCGCTTGCAGGTCTCAAAGGCGGTCTTAGTGATGCCTTCAGTGGTGGCTTAATTGGTAGTCTTGTCGGTGGTGGTCTTGCAGGTGGTATTCAAGCCGGTATAGGAGCTATCGTAGATGGCTTTGGCGCGGTCGTAGATGCTGGAAGGGGTTTGATATCGGCTCAAGGTGATTTGCAAGCTCAGACGGGCGCGACGGGTGCGGAATTTGAGGCGCTTAAAAAAGAAGCAGAGGATGCGTTCTTAGGTGGTGTAGGTGAATCTGTAGCCGAAGCTACAAAAGTGATAAGCAATGCAACTACCGTACTCAAGGGAGCGCTTCCAACTGAAGAGATCGGAGAATTTACCGCTCGCGCTCAAGCGCTTGGTAATTTGTACGATAAAGATGTTAACGAAGTAATATCAAAGTCAGCGCCTTTTATCAAGCAATTCGGACTCGATGGAGATCAGGCGTTTAATCTTATCGCTTTGGCCGCAAAAGAGGGTAAGACTTCGCAAGATGACGTGCTTGATACGCTCGCAGAATACTCGCAATTATTACAAGAAGCAGGCTTCAGCGCCGAAGAGTTTACAGGCGCTTTGGTAGTTGCTGGTCAAGAGGGCTTATTCAATACCGATAAGATTGCTGACTCGATTAAAGAAGCTCAAATCAGGCTCAAAGCAGGTGATACGGCAAAAGCTTTTACTGATATTAAGAATCAATTACCCGCCGCGCTTGGTGATACGCTTGGTAATTTAGAACAGCTCGCATCGAGCGGGCAAATTACTATCAAAGAATTCCTAGCCAAGTCAGGCGAGTCAATTAAGACCGCGTTTGATTCTGGTCAAATCTCCGAAGCGATGGCTTCGCAATTACAAGTAGCCGTAGCCGGAACGCCAGCCGAAGATATTGGAGTTGAAGCGTATAATAAACTCTTTGGCGCTCCAATACCAACCGATGAAATCACCAAGAAAGCAACCGAGGCAGGGCAAGCCGCGCAAAACGCCGTAGGTCAATACCTCTCATTCGATGCGGTCGGTCGTAATTTATCACTTGCATTTGAGACAGCAAGTGCATCAATAATTAGTACATTGTCAACAGCATTCGGAATGATTGCAGAGGCAGTAGGCCCGTCATTATCAGCTTTAGGAGATACAATAAGCGCAGTATTCCAAAGAATATCAAGTGTTGTAGGCCCTATCTTGGCAGTTATAGGTGGTGCGATTATGACAAACATATCAGCCGCTTTAACAGTTGCATCCGAAACAATTAATTTCTTTTTAGATTTAGCAGTTTATGCTTTCGATACAATTGTAGGTGCTTTGCAACCTTTGATAGATGCAATAAAAAGTGCTTTAGGGATGGATGGTGCAATCGGAGAAGGCGTCGATGCGATGGGTGTATTACAAACTGTTATGAATACCGTAACTGGAGCTATTGGAGGTCTTTTTGATATTCTTGGCTCAGTTGCAAAGTTGCTTATTGATGGCTTTTCTTTTGGATTAAAAGCGGTAATAGGTGGATTAACTTTGGTAGTTGAAGGTATAACTAGCTTTGTAAAATGGATAGGACAATTGATACTCCAAATACCGGGAGTGCAAACTGTATTTAATAACTTGAAATCTGCGTTTGATACCGTCTATAATTTCTTTGCAAATTTACCTAGCGTAATAAATGAGGTACAGATATACCTCAAAGCTATTGGTATGACCTTTCAAAGTATATTCGGTATTTTGCAAGAATCTTTTAAGGCTGCACTTAGCTTGGACTTTGAAGGTGCGGCTAATAAACTTGCAAGCGTATTTCAATCACAAACTTGGGTAAATGCTTTCTCTTCAAATCTTGCAAAAGCAAGAGGGGAGCTTAATAAAACTACAAACGAAGCCAAAGCTGCTACTCAGAATATTGCCCAAGCACAAAAACAAGCAAATGAGGTTGCTCAAAAGCCTGTATCTACAGCCGCAAAAGTTGCAGGTGCAAAAGCAGGTGCAAAGGCTGAATCATTCGCAAAACTCGATGAGCTTAAGAAGTTTTACGAAGAGGAAGCCAAAGAGATAGATAGTGCTAATAAGCGCAAAATTGACGCGGCTAGAGCCGCAGGTCAAGATACCAAAGAGCTACAAGCTAGACTTGATGATGAAGCCGCTAAAAAATTACGCGCTTTTTTGAATGAAAGGCTTGCAGGTGTAAAAGATAATACAGAACTACTTAATAAAGAGCAAATAAATACGGTATTAAAACCAGCAACTCCTAAGCAAATGCTCGATATTGAGACATTCTATGTAAATGAATTTGATAAACTTGGCAAAAAGCTAGCAGTTGAGCCCAAGGTAAAACTACCAGACTTCAAAGACGAGCTTAAAGGTTTTGAAACAGCCGTAAAGGATATCGAGAAAAATACAGAGTCGCTTATTCCAAAAGCGCTCGCAACTTCGCAAGAGGCACTCGATGCAAATACTAGCCAAATCACAAAGTACCTTGACTTTATCAAGTCTCAAAACGTGGAAATTGAGCAAGCTAAAACCGAAGCGCTTCTTGCTGGAAATACTCAAGTAGCTGAAAGTTTAGATGCACAAATCAAGCGAAATATATTAAGCTTTAATACATTAGAAAATAAGCTCAAGCAATACCAAAAAGGTAGTGCTGAAGAGATAAAGAAAAATACAACTGAATATCTAATACAACTTGCAATACAGACTAGCATACTTGATGCTTTTAATACCGATAAACTTAAAAAAGAACGCGAAGCAAATGAGGCACTAAGAGCAGAAAGACTAGGCGCTCTCGATGCTGAAGAGAAAGACCTTACAACTTCACTTGCTAAGCGCGAGGTAAGTTTTGAAGAGTATGCGGCTAAGATGGCTGATATTGACAAAGCAAGACAAGAGACAATGTCGGAGACTGAAGTAGGATTTTTTGATAGATTGAAAGAGGCTACAGATAAAGGTATAGCATCTATATTAAGATCACAAAGTGAAGGTATAACTAAGTTTGTTACTGACCAGTTTAAAGATACCGAAGGCAAAGTAACTGCAAACGGCAAGATAATCGGCGAGTCCATGACCGCTCTTACCGAGCAGTTCGCCTCACTTGCAGAAAGCGGAAAAGCAACCCTCGGAGACTTTGGAAACGCCGCCGCTGCGGTCGCATTCGATGCAGTAAGCAAAATGATACCTTCATTCGTAGCTGGTATCTTAGGTAGCTCTATCACCGCGCTCGGTCCGATCGCTGGTCCGATTGCTGCAGGGCTTTTAACCGCTTCGCTTCAACTCCTAATCGGTCAAGCAAAGGCCGCGCTCGGCTTCAAAGACGGTGTTATTGACCTTGCAGGGCCTGGAACTGAAACAAGCGACTCGATACCGGCATGGCTATCGCGAGGCGAGTCAGTAATAACAGCCGCGAGCACAAAGGCGAATAAAGATGAGCTCGCATGGATGAATGCAAATCCCGGCATGAGTATTCGAGATTACTTCACTAGCCACGCGCCTCAAGTTCGCTATTCAGTAGGCGAAGATGGTGGGCTTATCCGCGAGGTGCAAAAGCTTCGCGAAGAGACTCGCGGGCTTGGTAGGCAAATCAATCGTAATACACATGTATCAATCAGCGGCGAACTAAAAGCCGATAATAACTCAATCAAGGCAGTAATCGAATCAGAACGCCGCCGTAATGCAAGGAGAGGATAATGTCTTGGAGATATTGGATTAAGTTCGAGGGAGCCGATGTAGATACTTTCTCGACTGGACATGCAAGTTATACTGCGGTGGAATTTCCTATCTTTGGTATATCACCGAGCTATACTGTAGAGAGTGCAAACGAGGTAAGCATGTCAGGAACGGAAATAGGTCAGCGCCGTATCCGTGTATCACTTGAAGTTGATTGCATACCTAATAGTACATGGGATGCAGGAACGGTAACTACTGATAATATCCAATTTTTACTACAGACCGTGCTACAAAAGAAATACACTCGCATCGTAGCACCTGATCCGGGCACAAATAACAAACAACTGCCTCTAAGATGGAGAGATACGACAAACTTCCCTCTTACAGCCGCGCTTATCCCTTTTGTCTTCGCACGATGCGACTTCAGTAATGAAAAACAGTGGGCTTCAGGGCTTGAAAAGTTTACTATCACATGCTATCGCAAGGACTTGATCTAATGGCTTTATCAAATCAGCGCTTTGTAACTACTTGGACAAGTGAGGATAGCGTGCAATGGCGTATGTATATCATACCGAGTAGCGTGGATTACATCACACCCGCCGTAAGCTCGAATGTTACGCTCCCGCCTGAGTTCTTGCTACGAGATATGAGCCTTGAGACTGAACTTGGATCTATTCCGGCTGGACTTGTAAGCCAAGTGCTTAAGATAAATGTCAATATAGCCGCTTTGCAGGGCACTACGGCGCTTGAAGACTTACGAGCCGACCTATTACGAGGCACGACTGCAAAGCGCGTGCCCTTGAACTCGGACGGGACTGAATACTTAGCCTCGGATCTTACTGAAGAGCAAAGACAATTCGATGCTTTTAATACTTTTGTTCTTCAGTACAATGATGGGAGCGGATATAAAACCGCTTTTATCGGATGCCAAAAGTACAGCGCCGATAACGAGCTTGAGATAACCGCTCTTGATAATGTCGTAACCTATACGATTGAGATTTATGATATATTCCGTTGTATCGGAGAAATTGTTAATCAGGATATTTGGGTAAAGGCACTTAAGCCTACGACCGATACGGTCGCTTGGAGTTCTACATATTCAGTAGGCGAAGGTGCTACAAGTAACACGGTAGAAATAGGTCAATATCAAAATTTAGATAAATGGCCTAGCACTATTTATGCAATTGATAAGCTCGATGGAAATAGCTACTATCATACGCAATTATTTACGCGCCTTGCAACTAAGATAAGCACAATGTATAGTGCTTATATGAGAGCTATTACGCAAAAGCTTACTTCATCTTTTGTAGCCGCTGACTTCTTTACTAAAACTCTTGTATTTTACAAGAATCAAACGCAAGTAGGTATATCACCATACATGCAATATATCTCGGAAATTTGGACAAATATCGAAGGTAATTTGACGCTTGTCGGAGGCGCTCATGTAGATCCTAAAATGTTCGGTAAATACACAAACTTTTATGAAGTGTATCGTAGCATAGTAGAAAGCTCACTCGAAACGCTTAGAGCTTCATATACCTTTACAAGTGGTAATCCAGATGCCTATACTCTTACAATGGTAGCGGACAATCCATACCCTTATCCATCATTTGTTACCTTTAATCAAGATAATACATATAGCTCGGTTAAAATTAAGATGTTATCCGAGGGGCTTAACCAAGTGAATGTAGATATTGCTACGATTAGTGGTGAAGCCGATACAACAGAGTATGGATATGGAAAGCAAGGCACAAGCGGTGATAATAGCAAAGACTTGAATGTCATGTTTCACAATTTGCCTATTATTACATTTCGTAATACTTACGCTTCAAATCTCTGGAGACGCAATACAATCAATTCAGGATATTTACTTTACTATGATTCGCCAGATGCATTCGGCATGATGAAAGTAAATACACTCGTATCAGTATTTTTTGGCGGTGAAGACTTTGCATTACCCGTACCAGTATCTTTGTACACAAGGAAACCTGAATATCAAATGATATTAGAGCAACAAGAGTCAGGAATAGGCCGTACAATCTCTCAAGCTATGGTAAACTTTCTCGGAAGACCAAAGCAAGCAGAGGCTACACTTACAACTAACTTCTTAACCGCTAAGACAAATGATGTAGGCAAAAGATGTACGATTGATCTTGCAGATTACAACTCATTGCTTGAGTCAATTTACGGCGTTCCTACAGCGCTTGCAGTATTGACAAAACATACGCACAAAGTATATGAAGGAATGTGCGATATTACACTACGAATCGATGCGGAGCCGTTATCATGAAATTTAATGAACCCGTAAGACCCGCAGGAATAGGCCGAAGACAAGTAGCCTTTGAGACAGGTCGCACTCCGACCGCTTTTACTCTTATAGAGAGTGAGGATAATGACGGCAATGATACAAACTCCCAAACGGGTCAAGATGAAGCCGTACTCGCGCAAGCAAACGCATCATCTCGGATAATTGCTTACAGCGCCGCGAGTTCAGCCATGTCGAATAATCAAAACGAGATCTGGGGAGTTCGAGGCGTTGCTGACTTTACTACGGATACTAATGGATTTGGCTTTGTAAATTGGGATAATAAAGGCACGATGTATAACTACAACTGGGCGCAAATTAATAATCCATTCATGTATGTCGATACCGAAGACCCCGCAAAAATAAGAGTTAATAGACCGGGCTGGTATTTGGTAGATGCGATGGTGGTAGTTGAAAACTATAAAAACTCATCTGACTATCGCATGGATATTTTGCTTGATGATACCGAGATAATTGTCGTAGGTTTTGATAGAGTGCATACAAATCAATACCCGACCTTACGAGTTAATGCAATCGTGCCCGTGCCCGCCGTGGTAACTGATATAAACCCGACAATTACAAACTACTTCCGAGTCAGATGGCAAGCCGTAGGATTAAGCACGGCTACTACAATCGAAGCCGATGGTTTTATTCATGCAATTTGGCTGAAGCCGTGGGAAGCCGATGAAGCGCATGCAAATCAATAAGGAGCGAAAATGCTAAAAAGGTACATAGGTAAAATCGGTGAAGATAGAACGGTCGTAGAGTTCCAAATGAATCACTACGGGCCCGAAGAGAACGAGCGCTTTGAAGATGCAGGTACTATCATGAGCACGGGATCTATTAAAGTTCCTATGCCATTCCAAAAGGGCACAATAGAGCGCATAATTTATAGGCAATACTCTCTCTTTGGCTTGCCAGGCGCTTATGACTTTAGAACATGGCTATTCCAAGATACAATCACATCTGCAGTACGAGGTAGTGCAAAGGCATTCACTTCATCTGAGATGGATTCCGTTGTCGGATATATCGATACAAGTACAGGCGATTCACCAGTTACACCTGTAGACTTATGGGTATTTGGAGAGCGGAGCGTTCCCTATGACAATATGCTACAAAAGACCGTAGATATTCCCTTCGTTATTACAAGCGAAAATCCTACATTCAATGTAGTACAAGAGTATATCGGAGATGGAATAACTCTATACGACACTTATATTTATTGCTACTTAATAATCAAAAGAGATTAAAATGGAATTTTATACCGGCAAAGCAGGACAAGATCGCACTTTGCAAACCATAGACTTCGGAACGCTCGATACCGCCGCTTATGCGGCTAATGATATACTTACTTCAGGTGCAATCGCAATTGACGCGGCGCGCTTTTTAGGATTCTCTGGAGTTATTGAGCGCATTATTCTTAAAGAAACATCTTCAGGTACTTTACAGCTACCATCTTTGCGACTTTGGTTCTTTGGCTCTGCTATTACACCAGCCGCGCGTAATTCGGCTCAAGCTTTTACAAGCGCTCAATTTGATGTGCTTGTCGGATATGCTGATGTATCTACATGGATAAACGGTGGTACCGGTGTAGCAATGCTTCAAAGCACTCCACAGCTCGAATATGTATGCCAAAGCACAAGCCGTACTCTTTACATGGTTCCGGAACTTAAAACAACGGGCAAAACCTTTGCAAGCGGTGCTACCATCAAAGGGCAAATAGTATTGAGACGCGACTAATGAATATACGCATAACAGATCCGCATGATGAAGAGCGTATTCGCAAGTTTGCCGCGCAAAAGCGCTTGCCTATCACAAAGGCCGTAGGCGAGGCCGTACGGCTCGCAGATGAAGTCTTATTCATGCAGGGCAAAGTAGCAAGCCTTCAGTTCTTCATCAAGTGCTTACGAGAAGAGTATGCAAAAAAGAACCCGCTTATCAGGTAAGTAAGCGGGTTTTGCTTCGGGGGGAGGCAGGCGGCTATGGTGAGCCGCTGATGCAATATAGCATAGTTCAGACTTGATTCCAAATAAAAAAGGCGATCTCCCCAGATCGCCATACCCCATGCAGCCATAAGTATTTGTGCAACCGCAGTAAAGGTTGCATGACAAAAATACCTATCTTTGTTGAATGTACCAAATCAGAATAATAAAAAAGAGCGGGCAATCCTATGGATGCGCCGTAACCTCATTATCTGCAGTAATCTCACTCGCGGAAATACCCTCTATTTGCGAAATTTTTTTATACGCCATAACTCCTAGAGAATACAAGCACTTACAGAGCTTGCACCTACCCGAAAAAATAAAAATATCAAGATAAATAAAAAAAAAAGTTTGCTTTGCTTTTGTTTTGTGCTTAAGTTCGCACCGTAATCAACAACACACAAACGGAGAACGGCATGAAACTCTACAAACTCTACAACACAAAGCAAGCGGCGCAAAAAGAAGCGCCGCTCGGAACTCAGGTAGTTGAATACCGAGGCAAGTGGATTATCGTAACCTATGTCAATTTAGGTATAGCAGTCGGAACTATTCTCACTTATATCGGAGGCAAGATATGCTGACTCGCGAAGAGTTACTAAGCGAAGGATGGAAATACACATCATTCAAAGATGCTCGTGATTTTGCACTTAAGATGAGCAACTACTACGACCTGCAGAACCTGATAGAGAAAATAACTGACACTAAATATCTAGTAACTTTTTCGGAGCAAGACAATGGTTAAGGACAAAGAATATTACCTACTTCATCAGTTTAAAATCGCGGACCCCGATGAAGCTCGCAAATTTGCATACCAAATAGTAAAAGAGCACGGGCTTAACTTCAGTATTTACAATGATGAAAATTCCGATATGCTTACCGTCGAATTTGATAATAAAAAGCGAGGCATCCTATGGCCTGCTACTTTGGTTATTGCCGCCTTTTGGATCATGACTCAATTTGAGATATACACTCTCGGCGAGGTGATACGGTGAAACAATGGCTAACAGTCCGAGAGGCCTCGGAGATATTCGGACTCTCGATGAGATACCTTCACTACCTCGCAAGAGGCCGACCCGAAACAGATGAAAGAAACGCGAAGCCGCCTGTACTTCGCAAGATCAAAGAGATAGCATACGGGCAAAAGTCTATGTATTTATTAAATTATAACGAGCTTAAAAAGCTCATAGGAGTGAAAGATGAGA